GCTGGTTCAGCGCATGACTACTTTGTTCATAGATACCCTAGCACAATTAACTTTCAAGATGTTTACACTATTATTTGCGATGCTGACCCCATTATGTGCGAGTATGTTAAACGCAAACATAAAGATGTAACCTATTTAATTGCTTCTCAGTGCGATGAAACTATGTTCAAGCACTTAGAAGATATGCCCAAGAAATATTATTGGAACTGCATGGGTGACGAGAAACAGAATAAAATATTCAAAGAAAGCGAAAAACTAATAATAGGTGGATGCACAGTAGGCACACGCGCCATAGGAATGGCTATGGCAATGGGTTTCCGTAAAATTCATCTGTATGGGTACGATAGCTGTCTAACAAATACATATCGACATCATGCTTACGAGTTTGTGGACCCGGATAAAGAATCTCTTGGTGATATCAAGGAGATAAAGATAGACGGAGAAAACAGCCCTGTATTTAGGGTTGCAGGTTATATGCTCACTCAGATTTTTGACTTCCAGTATATATTACACCATTTTGGTGGATTATTAGACATAGAAGTATATAGCGATGGGCCTTTGGCTTATCTAATGGAAAAAGCGAAAACTAAATTTAAGGAACAGCAAAATGGCAAGTCCTGAAAACCTTATGGGGTTAGGCTTACCCCATATTTTAGCTCGCGTTTTAGGTAATGGCGTTTATACGATCACTGCCACAGGATCGACCGCAGGCGATGCTAAGCAAATCCCTGGCGTGCCTGGAGTTTATTTTGTGAACTCCGGTACGAGCGCGGTTGTGCTCCCGTTAGTCGGCGGTGATGGTCCGACTAAGGGTGCTTTATTAGGTGATAAGTTCTATATCTCTAATATTGCAGCTAGCTTGGTTGTGTTCGCAGCTAATAATGACAAGGGAAGCGCCGTTACCATCTTTGGTAATGGTATTTCTGTTGTTGGAACCACAGGCTTATCGCTTGTTTCTGGCTGGCAAGGCTTATTTATGCCGATCACGATCAGCACTTGGTTCAGTGGTAAGGGCTCTGCGTAAACCCCTTATGGCGGGGGTAGCTAGACCTACTTTATCTAGGATATTGTATCCTAGACCCCGCCACCATACCTCAGTGGGGTTATCATGGCACAGAGAACACTATTACAGATTATACAAGCTGCTCAGCAAGAGCTTGGCTTAGCTGTTACGACTGTAGTAACTACTGCTACAGATCAGACAACCATGCAAATGTATGGCTATGCTAACCAAGAAATAGAAGAACTACGTCAGCGACATACTTGGACAGCTCTTCAAAAAGAATATAATCTTGTAGTCAATCCTCCAACGGAGACTACGGGGGATACCGCAGATAATAGTGCGGTTATCTCTAATATCGCTGGCGGCACAGCTGGGCTTACAGCTGGATATTTCTTTGTAACAGGTGATAATATCCCTGTAGGCGCCAGAATACAATCGGTAGATAGCCCTACCCAGGTTACGCTTACTATGGAGGCTACTGCCGCAGGTACAGCGTCAGATATTACATTTGCCCAAGATTTATATCCCGAGCCAAGTGATTTTAACTCCTTCTTGAATAGAACTTGGTGGGATAGAACTAATCGTTGGGAACTGCTTGGCCCGAGTTCGCCTCAATTAGACCAGTGGCACTTATCTGGCGTTGTTACTACCGGACCTAGGAGATATTTCAGACAAATAGGCTCTTTGGCCAATAATTATCGTATCTGGCCGCCTCCGGCTGATATCACCGATCCGTTACAGTTGGTATTTGAATATCTATCAACTAACGCGGTGTACGTCAATGGCGTCACTACTAATACTGCTGCTTTATTCTCTAATGACGGCGATATTCCTATCCTTAGTGATCGCGCTGTTATTAATGGAATTAAATGGCGCTTCTGGGAACAAAAAGGCTTCGACTGGACGTCGAAAAGGACGGACTACGACAACTACGTAGAAAGACTTATAGCTCGTGACGGTGGTAAAGAGACATTAAATATGGTGAAGCGTATTAATCCCATATTTATCTCTCCTGCCAACGTACAAGATGGCTTCTTCCCTGGTCCTACAGGTCCAAATAGTAGCTGATAATGGCTAAATATATAGCAGATAAATATGCTACACATTGGGGAACCAAAGGTAGCTATTTAGATAAAGACGTAGCTGTAAAGATCGTTCCATCTCCTATCGGGGGATGGGACGCTCTTTCGCCTTTGGCTGTCATGGAGCCGAAATATGCGGCTGCGATAACGAACTGGGTGCCACGAACAGGCTGGATAGAGCTACGTGGTGGATATAACGCTTGGAATCAACATATAAATGGCACTACTCCCGTAGAAAGCTTACTTGTATATAGACCATCTGCGTCTAACGGCACACAGTCTATGTTTGCTGCGTCGGGAAGTCTAATAGTCAATGTTAGTACTAACGGATCATTTAGTACAGTAGTTACAAGTAAATCCAGCGCAAGATATCAGTATGTAAATTTCACCCCTTCTCTTGGGGCTAATTATCTATTAGCTGTAAATGGCGCAGATACGGGGATAGTTACCTACAATGGTACGACTTGGAGTAATACCGCTATAACAGGTACAGCTACAAATATATTTGCGGGCATAAATATATTTAAGCGCAGAGTTTGGCTTATATCTCCAAGCTCTACGGTAGCTTATTTCTTAGGTACAGACGCAGTTAGTGGTGCAGCCTCATCTCAAGATATCGGACCCTTCTTGAGTAAAGGCGGATATCTAATGGCCATGGCTACTTGGACAGTAGATGGTGGCAACGGTCCTGATGATTTAGCTATATTCTTGTCAAGTGAGGGTCAGGCGGTTATCTATAAAGGAACCGATCCTTCCAATGCCAATGCTTGGGCACTTGTAGGTGTGTTTGACTTACCAAGACCAATAGGAAGACGGTGTTTCTGTAGGCTTGGCTCAGATTTAATGCTCATTACTGAGCAGGGCGTATTACCTATTTCCCAAGCTTTACCCCTAGATAGCTCAGCAGTACGTAGCGTAGCAATAAGCAATAGAGTACAAAACGCTATGACGCTATCTGCTCAGAACTATTTCTCTAACTTTGGGTGGCAGTTTATCGCCTTCCCTCAACAGAGCTTATTATTCTTGAATATTCCACAGGTAGAGAACGTTACACAAATACAGTATGTACAAAACGCTCTTACAGGCGCTTGGACAGCTTTTAATGGGTGGAATGCTAACTGCTTTGAGATATTTAATGGTAGTCTCTTCTTTGGAGATAATACGGGGAATGTTAATCTAGCATATGCCGGAGGCTTAGACTTAGTTCAGCCTATAGTAGCAGACGTAAAATGCGCTTTTAATTACTTGGATGAACCAGGTAGAATTAAAAACGCTAATATGGTTCGGCCATTCTTGGTGGCAGATGGCACACTTACGCCCACTATTCAAATAGATGTTGATTTCGAAAATAGTACTGTATCCGCTCCAGTTACAATTTTAACTCCTAGTGGCGCTATATGGGATACTTCGCAATGGGATAGTGCTAATTGGTCTACAGGTATATCTACAGTATTAAATTGGCTTAGCTGTAATGCGCTCGGTACAGCTCTTGCCATAAGAATGATTGTAAACTTAGCAGGTGGCGGATCGGCTACAGCTGTAGCACAAACGAGTGTATTTGATACTGGCGTGTTTGATACGATGGTATTTGATGGAGGTGGAGCAGTTACTAGAAGCGGACTAGGCGTACCTGTATTACAGATTAATGCTTTCGAGTTATCTGTCGAGTACGGTGGGCCTATTTAATGCACGCTATATACGGCACATATCAAGATAGTGTTGGATTACTGATTAAAGGCTACTTTGAACGTGCCACAGGTTATCCAGTTACAGGCCCTTTCTCTGCACTAGCTTGGGTAAAAGATGGAAAAATAGTAGGGCAGTGTATTTTCAATGATTTTACTGGAGCTAATGTAGAAATACACTTACAAGCCCCTAACTGTATGAACAAAAAAACAATAAGAGATGTATATAATTACGTTTTTAATATCTGTAAATGCGAGAGGCTTACCGCAAAACCCTACTGCAACAACGAAAAGCTTTTGTCGTTGCTTGAAAGGCTGGGGTTCGTGTATGAATGCGTGCTAGAGAAGTATTACAAAGAGGGTGACAAGGCTATCGACGCTATATGCTATAAGCTTACAAAAGATACTTTACCTAAGTGGATGAAATTACATGTCTAAAGGCTCATCGCCAGCGCCACCGCCTCCTGTTAACGTACCTCAGACTACTCAACAGGATATGGCTACTAGGCTCCAGGGAGCCCAAGAGAGCCAAGGTCTGTCTACTATTGGACAAAACAATCCTTTTGGTAGTTTAACATATACTACAACTATTGATCCTATCACAGGGCTGCCTAAATATCAGGCTAATAGTCAATATACGCCTGAACAACAGGCTATATTTGACTACTTACAACAAAACCAATTAGGACTAGGCGCTACAGGTACAAATTTAATAACTGCTAATATGGGGCAGTATGGTCAGCCGATAGATTTATCTGCGGCTGAAAATAGTCTATCCAATGCGGCCATGGACCCCATGATGGCCAATTTGGATCGTTATATGATGCCGCAGTTAGATCAGCGGCGTACAGAGCTTATAAATCAAGGTATACCCGAGGGAAGTAAGTTATTTGACCTAGAAATGGATAAAGTTAGGAATAATCAAAATCTAACTAAAGGTGGATTAATATCTTCCTACTTCCCACAAGCGGAGCAGATTGCTAAAGATCAGTTAAATATGCCTACAGATTTAATATCAAAATTAATGTCCTTGTCTCAGCCTGGAAACATAAATCAGAATTTAGTAAATACTCCAAGCGCAAATGTTGGCGCTACTGACGTAGCTAGTTTAGCAACTTCTGCACAAGAGCAAGCATTCAAGAATTATCAACAGGCAAATGCAGATAAAAATGCCCAGATGGGCATGTGGACAAGTTTAGTTCCTAAAATTCTCTCTATACCCTTATAAGAGAAAGATAAGCATATGCCAGCTCCTAGTGGCGATTCACCGACGTTTAAAGGCGATAGCTCGAACGCTAGATTTGGGAACTTTTTCTCGGATTATATGACCAGAGATAATAGCGGCTCTGGCAGCTCTGGGAGTGTAGGTACGAACGGACCTATGGGTAAGTTTGGAAACTATCCTAATGGTTCTCTATTAGGGGGTATACTTAGAGCACTCAATAGAAATATAAATCCTACTAATCCAATTAGCGGTAGGCCAATCGTATCTAATTGGACGCCGCCTCCTTCTAGTGACACACCGCCTCCAAATGGTACACCTACCCCGCCTCCAGGGGGTGCGTCTACGCCTCCGCCTTTACTAGGCGGTGGCACTAATCCTAATACTCCTTCCCCTTCTTCTGTACCTATTACTAATACTCCTACAGATAATACAGGATCGGGGCAGTTATTTAATACAGGGATGACTAATAATTCGGATTGGCTAATGAGATTGATAGGTCAGGGCGGCCATCACTTAGGCGTGCCGATAGGTACTAATAGCGGATTTTAATAAATGTCCGGCGAAAACCCGAATAGTGCAAATTATACTAACCAGAACCAATTAGACTTCGCCACTGAAATGGCGAAGTTTTTAGCCAAGAAAAAGGGGTATCAAATGACCCCTCAAATGGCTGTATTGCCTGGTTCTTGGAAATATGGCGTAGGGGACAGCCTAGATGCTATTATAGGTGGTTTATATCAAAATAGAATGAACCAATTGTCTGGAGACATTGATGCAAATAAATTAGGTGAACCTACTTATAAGCAAGGTCCAAGCACAGTAGGCACGGCTTTATCCTCTGGGCTTGGAGCGCAGTTAAGAAAATTATGGCAGGGGAGCAAAACAGCTAGTTTACCTCCTTCTGATGATAAATCTTTAGAAACTGGTTCTTTAAATCCTGAGCCCCCTAAAGAAGATGCAGAAGAGGAGCCTAAAGCTCCTATTGATACATCTAAAATGGGGTTAGGGGATCAAGGTGTCTCTCCGGGAGAAGTAGGCGATCAAACTCAACGTGATCCTACTTCTGCTAGGCCGATTACAGATATGACTGATCCTAGAGCAGTTTATAATAGTCGTCCTAGAACTGATCCTATTAAAAGGGTTGTATTCCATTGGGATGATGCTTCGCCGGAAGGCTTAGTAAAATATGGTAGACAAGTAGATCAAAAGCGCGGATTCGATCCGGGATATCATTATATTATCGGCAGAGATGGGAATATTATTCAAGCCGCCCCCGATGATAAAGTAACCAACCACGCGTATAAGAATAACAGAGATACGTTAGGTATTGTATTTGCACAATCGGATAAAAATAATCCTCCTACGCGTGAACAGGAAGATGCAGGGCAGTGGTTAGCGGCTAAACTTGGAGCACAGTACGGCATTAACCCTAAGAACGTATTTGGCCATGGTGAATTACCTGGTCAAGATAGAGAACCCGGCGAAGCCGGAGTTACACCCGGTTTAATACGTAAAAATGGGTTTGTCAAAAATGCATCTTTTGATGAAGAAGATGCGCCTCCGGGCTTATTAACTGGAAGGCGTAGTTTAGGTGGACCTGCGGGGGATGATGTAGAACGTTCTATGGTTCCACAGAGCGATAATACTCGCGTAGCTCAATCATTCCAAGCTCAGTCTGGAGTTACTAATCCTACTGCGCGGGATATGATAAATCCGCCTGGATATTCGGGTCCAGCACCTTCTGCTCCTTACGTTGAAACTAAAAATGAAATATTTAGGCAGATGCAGGGTACAAGCGATCCTGCTGAAAAACAGAGAATATTAGAAGCTTGGAAGAAGAAACAAGAACCCATACACGTTCCAGCTGTGAACGGTACTTTAGAAGGTACACCACAACAGGGCGGGAAACCTGTTCTCTGGAAGTTTATTCCTGCGGCTAAAGGTCCAGAGATTAAAAATATACCTACTGCACCTGTAGTTGGGCCTGATACTCAAGGCACGGCACCATTAGTTCCTAACGTTCCAGGTGTGGGCCAACCCGGTGGAATTAAAAGGGCTTTAGGCCCTGAGAGCGCAGTAGGTGAGATAGAAAGGGCTGAAGCTGAACGTGGCGCTCGATCTAAGAATATAACAGAAATAGCTGGAACTCAAACTTCTAATATAGCCTCAGCTATAAAAGAGGCAAATGAAGCTCCGGCTGCGCTTCAAGCTGTAGGAATTATAGATAAAACTATAAGGTCTAGCCCCAATTTGAGCTTTGGCCCTCAAGCTCCTTACATGAATGACGTTAAGAGGGTATTAGATAATTATTACCCCGGTATGTCTACAAGTATAGCTTCAGCCGATAGCTTAGAGAAGCAGTCTACTCTCCTAGCTAGAGACTTAGATAAGAGCTTTAGCAGTCGAGGTACTAATTTCCAGCTTGAAACTTTCTTACAAGCTGTTCCTAGCTTAAGGGCCAGCAAAGAAGGTGCTCTTTTGATCGCTGATCTTATAAAACAAGATATCAGCCAAAGGCAAAGATTAGGGGATCATGCAAATCTCTTAGGGGATGAAGACCCTGCTGTTTGGAACAGGGTAAAGCAGAACTACTATGCTAATAATCCACTAGTCATACATCAACCTGCTATTGGTAAAGACCCCGCTCGCGAAATAGTAGTGAAAGACTTCCAAAATGGTAAGGAAGTTAAAGCGTTTGCAGAGAAAAACCCTCAATACAGCGGCATGAAATTTATGACTGTTAGGGATGGTAAAACTGAGTTTGGGACCATACCGTAATGGCAGACGATGATATTTGGGAAGGCTTATTAGATAAAGTTCCTACTAAGGAACTAAAACAGAGTGAGATACCTTCTCACTCTAAGAAGGAAGATATATGGGAAGGATTATTAGATAATTCTCCCGCTGCTAAAGCTATGACTGATGCGCAGGTAAGGGCGCAAAAAATAAAAGAAGGAATGGATAAGGGTAGTTTTACTAAATATATACCCGGTGGAAAGTTTATGGAAGAAGGTTTTCTTCCAAGTATGGTAAAAGGAGCTTTACCTTCTCGTTGGGCGCCAGACACACCTGAATTAGGTAGGTTTGAAAAAGAACACCCTATTGCAGCTCCTATCGCTAGAGGTATAGGTACTGTTGGAGCTACGGCCCCAATTCTAGGTAAAGCCTCAATGATGGCTGGCCCTGGAGTTGCACGCCAATTTGCGGGTCAATTTGCAGCTTCTGCTCCTATGGGGGTAGCTGGAACAGTTATAAATAAAGGTAAAGATACTACTAAAGAAGATATAGAAAAATCCCTTATAACTTCTGGAATATCTTCTACTGTACCAGCTTTAATGACTGGTCTACTTGGTCAAAGCGCTAGACAGAGTTATCCATATTCCGAGATAAAAGAGTATCTAAAGGCACATAAAGGCCGTGAAGGCCCTATGTTTGGTTCTGCTAGACCTTATCCACCTAATCCCGCAAATGCTCCGGGTGGGCCGCCTAGCTGGGTATGGCCGGGAGCTATGCAGCAAAACGCTAAAGTAGTTATGCCGGGAAATATAGCTAGCGCGCCACCTGGACCAGCTGGGGCATGGACTACACAAGCTAGATCGGCCATGCCGGGAACAGATATACCTGGAGCAGGCCCTGCATTAACTACAGCATTATCTATGGGGCTTGGAAGTTACACTCACGGAATATTAGGCGCAGGTATAGGTGCAGCGGCAGGACCAAGCGCGCATAAAGTTATAGAAGCTTTAGCGCATACGCCTATAGGCCGTGCAGCTGAAGTTTTAGCTAAGCATCCGAGCACTCAAGATATTATTCGTTCTTTGGTCGCCGGTAAGGGCCAAGAAATGGCCCCTTATATGGCTCTACCTTAGTACCCGCAGGCGGTTCAAGTAGCATAACAATAACGATTGTCCAGAAGATATAGAATAACATGACAAGCTCCTTTGGTTGCATTGACACACAAATATAACACAGTGATTTGGAAAAGTCAATATGCCAAGAAATACTAGTGGTGTTTATACGCTACCCGTAGCGTCCTATGTTGCAGGTACTACTATCAAGTCTGCGGACATGAATAGTAACCTGTCTGACATCGGAACAGCTTTAACGCAGAGCCTAGCTACTACTGGTGTCTCGTCTATGACGGGGCCTATAAAACTAGCCGCGGGTGCGGTTGGTTCGCCTTCACTTACACTTGCAAGCGATACGACTACGGGATGGTATAATTCAGCTGCGGGAGCTTGGACATATGTAACAGGCGGCACGGCTCTTATGACTATAGGGCCAACTGCTGTTACTGTTACGACTATGACGGTAACTAACTTAACAGTTACAGGTACGTTTACCGTTGCTTCCGCTCGTATAGTTGGTGAAATAGTTGATTATGCCGGTAGCTCTGCTCCTTCTCTTTGGCTACTCGCATTCGGACAGGCTATATCTAGAACGACTTATAGTTCTCTGTTTGCAGCTATAAGTACTACATTCGGGTCGGGGGATGGCTCTACTACGTTTAACGTACCTGATTACCGTGGCCGCGTAGGTGTCGGCAAAGATAATATGGGCGGCTCTACCGCTGGTAGAATAACCGCCGCAGGATGCGGTATTACAGGTACTACACTTGGAGCAGTAGGTGGAGCTGAAACTGTAACCATATCTACGGCACAATTACCTTCTCACTCTCACTCCAATAGTTTAAATGATCCTGGCCACACACATAGTTATGTTCAATCCATTCAGAAAACTAACTCTGCGGACTTCTCTGTACCACAATATGCAGATATTACTACAGGCACTACAGGGTCATCTACTACAGGTATGTCTATCACAAATGCGAGTACAGGTTCAGGTAACGCTGTAAATAACGTACAGCCTACTATTATCATAAACAAAATCATATACGCGGCGGTGTAATATGCCTTTCGGTGCAAATAGTGCTACTTTCGCGAACGTATCTGGAGCTAGCAACGCTGTTGCTGGCGATATTGTTCAAAGTGCAGTATGGGATAATATACATATAGATTATAGCGCAGCATTTACGCAGGTTATGTCGCAGCTTATATCTATGACTACATGCCGTAATGCACTTTATATGAATGGCGGTATGGAAGTTTGGCAACGTGGAGCTGGAGCTAGTGCAAGTTTTGCACTAGTAGCTTCTACTTTAGTTTATACAGCGGATAGATGGTATATCCAAACTGGCGCTAACCAAGCAACTGTTGTTTCTGCCCAGACAGGTTTATCCAACGGATCACGGTTATGTGCTCGTATAGTTCGTAATGCTGCGGAAACAGGCACAGGAACTATTGTATTTGCTTATCCGCTAGATACAGATGAAATTATACGTCTTAGGGGCTCTAAAGTATCATTCACGGGGCTATTTAAAGCAGGAGCTGGTTGGTCTCCAGCTAGTGGTACCTTTAACGTAAGCGTTTATTGCGGCACAGGCGCATCCCCTGCTAAACGTAATGGCACTCCTTACGCAGGCGAGACCACAGCTCTTAGTATTTCCACTAACTTAACAGCAGGTGGTTCAGTCACTACTGTTACGGGTAATAGTTCATCAGTTATTCCTGTAACCGCTACACAAATGGAATTAAATATATCTTGGGTTCCGTTTGGAACTGCCGCTGCCAATGATAGTATAGATATAGACGATATACAGCTAGAACCGCAGACTTCTGCATCTACTTGGGTGCCAACTGCATATGATCGCTTACCATTTTGGGAGATGTATACAGCTTGTCAGAGACATTATTATAAGAGTTTTAATTATGGAGTAGCCCCAGCACAAGCTGCGGGTGGAGCAGGCGCTTGGATGTGGGGGTCACAGGTAGCTAATATTGCATTTGCCATGCAAATAACTTTTCCTGTGGTAATGCGAGTTACAGCTAGTGTTACAAGCTTTAACCCAACTAACGCTAACGCTAACTGGAATAATCTTACTAGTACAGCAGATATAACTGCTAGCATTGACCCCAATACTAGGGTGAGTCAAACGCAGGTAGTCATAACAGGTGTTAGTGTATCCGCTGCGGCACAAAACGTAGGTATACATGTAACAGCGAGCGCAGGAATATAATATGCCAAATATAACTCTAGAGTTCCCCAAGGTTATCGTCATAGAAAACCTTAAAGAGCAGGGAGCTAAGAACTTAGCTACTAACCAAGAATTAGTGAATAAAATAACCTCCGAAGCCTTCAATGGTGTTGTCACCCTTGATGGTAAATGGGGTATGACCACTAATGGTCAGCTTATGTGCCCAGGCGGTGGATGGGATATTGTTAAGCTTGGGGTAGGACAATATAAAGTTGTTCATATGCAAGGGTATATGAACATATCTCTAAGCATAACTCCCTTGCAGTCTCCATGTACTATAGAGATTAAAGAGAATCACCCTAGTTATTTCGTGGTTCACACTTCTGTAAATGGCACACCCTACGATATGCCATTTGCTTTTACACTTGTTAAGGTAATTTCCCCTTCGGTCCCGCAGTCGATCCCGCAGAGGCCGCTATCCTTGCTTCCTCCTCCGCATTCTTCTTCGCCAGATAAGAATTTAGAGCTTGACGTGCCGGTACTAGTGATGCCGGTGGCGGCTGAGCCTTCAGAGATATCAGCTCCATCACAACTTTCTGAAGAAATATAGTATTTTCAAAGAGTAGTTTATTTAAACGCTCTACCTCTTTTTCTCTGTCATTTAACCTATGAAACAGCTCTACATTATGAGCGTTCATAGCGGTTATTTGCGCTTTAAGCTTATCAATATTCTCTTCATCTTCTAACTCGTCATCTTTAGAGTTATCTATTTTCTTGTCGTCGGCGTGACCATTTGTTTTAATCTCTACAGGGCGGGTTTTGGCGCCCCATGCCTTAGTCCTACTCGACCACATAGCCATTTTAGTACTCCACCTTTCCTATTTGCCATCTGACGCCTTCGGTAGCCCAATTCTGTCTACCTATTTGCTTACTCCATGTACTCCTAATTATACCAAGTTCTGGAAATATAAGATACCGAGTAGTAGTATCTCTTTTAGTTATTACACCTATTTGTTTTAGTAAATTAGCTACTGATTTGCCTGTAAATTTAAAGTTAGCATCCATATCGTTTAGGGTGTCTAAAAAGTTCTTACTAGCTATTTGGTACTCTCCTTTTCCATTGAGTTCTCCAGGGAAAGTACCCTCCATGAGTATATCTCTCACAGCTCCTTTAAGCCTTGGATAGCTTAAATCTATCTGACGCCGCATTTCTTCCGTGTCGGGTATGCTATCCCTAGGATGCCATTTACCTAGTTTAACCCTAAGTAAGTCATATAGCATAGCTTCTTTGCCTTTTCCTTCTCTAAGCTCTTTGTGTAGCCTATTAAAATAAGTTCTTATATCAGATTCAGGGCTATTACCCTTGCAATATCTATTATCTGTCTCGTTGATAAAATATCTTCTCTCATCTTCGCTGGCGGGAATGATCCAATCCGCGTTTGTAGCCATAGTTATATGTAAACAATTTCGACACTGCTTAGGATTCCTAAATTTAGGCTCAATAGTTAAACTAGGTTCAGTAATTAAATTCTTTAACACACCTTCTACTTCTTTGTCTCCAGGGTGATAAGCCTCGTCAGCGTATAGAAATATTAAATTCTCTAAGTGAGCGTTATGCTTACCTGTTAAGTGTTCTCTATTAGAGATACAAAACCCATGTCTACCAAATATCTCTACAAATGCCTGTAAGATCGTACCCTTGCCTGAGCCCTTTTGACCTTTGAAGATCACAGCTACGCCAGCGCGATCACCAGGATTTTGTACTGCCCAAGCGAACCAACGCATTACGTATTTGAACTTCTCTTTGTTGGAGTTACACAGTATTTGATAGATGTGTTTTCTAGTATACTTCCAAGACCCTTTTTCAGGAATTATACCAAATCCCTCGTACATATTAAAATAGGTAACACCGTCATCTTCGTCATTTTCGTTTTTTCCTTTAATCACATGGTACTCTCCAGGTGCTCTGTCAGGCTCAAAAGTGATAGTAGCATAGTCTTTCCTATGCTCGTGAGTCAACCACCATTTAGCCATGTTCTGTGGAGGTGCTTTACCTCCTGTAGTTTCTTTAGCTACTTTGTTTGCCCATATATAATTAAGATTCTCAGGAGATATAAACTCGTATATCTCTCTTTTATACAATTCATTATATACTCTAGCCATTATGGCGGC